CACAAGAGTGACGAAGTCGCTCGTCGTCGAAGACGACGTGCCATTTTGCCATGCTTTTTCTAAAAGCATATTATTTTATTATTATTGGTTTTTTTGGATCTTCAACCCCTTCTCTAAATCCCTCGCTTCTCTTAGAACGCAGAAAAAAGAACCAAAATAAAGCAAGTATTACTAAAAGGATGACAAGCATGCTTGTGAATCTTTTACCCATTTTTCGTGGACCTTTCATGATTATATATTATACCTTTAAAATACTTTTGCAAAGAATGGTAAAAGTATGGCAAAATGGCAAGCATAGGGGAACCTACTGTTCCCTAGACCAGCGTTTCATAATATTTCTTTTTTGCTTATTTTGCGGGGACAAAAGTATGCAATGGATTTAATGATGTGTTGCTGCTGCTGTTGTTGTTGGTGTTGCTGCTGTTGTTGTTGGTGTTGCTGCTGGTCTTATATTTTGCGCATAAGCTAGCGTTACCTTAGATGTTGAATTAGTTTGAGTAGCTGGCATACTATTCTTACCACCCGAGACAATACCAGACAAAACAGATGACTTTGAAGCAGCTCCTTTCAAAAATCCTTCTCTCCGTCTCATAAACAAAAACCAAAATAAAAATAAAACTATCACTAAAGTAAAAATCATACACATGGCTCTTTTTTTCATATTCATTCCCGTTTTCATTTTTCTCATTTTGTGACTATACTATACTACAGTATATTCACAAAAAATAACTAAATTTGTTTCTATTTGGGCATTCCTAAACCTCCCAACGCTTTCTGGGCCGCAGCGATCGCATCCATCGCGCTATCATTCGCTTTTGCCGCAGTCTCTACCGCAGCAGCGGCTTGATTACATTTTTTATTTGCACTATCCCAATTTCCGTTTTTGTAGGGATCACTTTTACCGCATGTATCCGCTGTTGCTTTGCTCCAGTCAGTCGCAGTATCCATTCCTTCTCTTCTTCCTCTCAAGAAGAAGAACCAAATCGCAAAGAGCAATACTAACGCAACAATAAGAAGGGGCATTTTTTTCATTCCAAACATTTTTTTGGGTCCTCTAAACTTCGCCATCTTCTATCAAGATATGTATATATTACGCAGATATTTTAAGCGGTCTAAAAGACCCTCTTTCCAAAAAATAAATAAATAAAATTTACTCTAATCTTTTCTCTCGTAATACAAAAAGAAAGACATTCAATTGAATGCTAGAATGGAAATGGAATAATGGAACGCTTTCTGAAAAGTCTCCTAGAATTGTTACAAAGAGAGAAAGGATAGGAACAGGAACAGAACCATCTATCAATATAAACGAGTCAACAGTAAGCGCAACGGAAATGAATGAAATTGCGGCGGCGGTATACCAGAATCCGGATCTTAGTTCTGTTCCTAAAGAATCTGTACTCAATGAAAATCAAGCGTATCTGCAATCTTTAGAAATGGAGCAGGGATTTAGGATAGCTACTACAAAAAGAGAAGAATCGTGGGAAAAAATGGCCTCGCGCGACATGATTGGGCAAATGGGCCAAAATCCCTTTTTTTATCAAGAAGGAAAAACAAACAGCTATGTGAATGATTTGAGTGCACTCAATCAATTTATGCAACCTACTAGGGAAACGAGCAGTGGTCCGGATTGATTTGATTGATTGAATTATTTTTGCTTTTGAGATAAATATTATAAAATAATATCTTTATTATATAAGTGAGTTTAGATGGCTACATATTCGTATAACGATTTATTGAAAAAAGGATCAAGTGGAATGTCAGTATGGATGGAATTGACAAATGATAACAAAAATATTCAACTTACAAAATTTGATAAACCTGTATTAGGTAAAATAGAAGGGTTGGATTATAATAATTCTTTAAAATTTGACACCAATAAATATATGGTTACAGTGGAAAATGATAAACTACGTCTTAGTGGTGAAGACTATAATGCAATAATAGGTAATAGTTTGGATGAAAAAATATTTTCAATTGCATCTAATGGAGGAAGAAGAAGAAGAAGAAGAAGAACCCGCAAAACAGTAAAAAGAAAAAGCAGAAAAAGTAAGAGAAAAATGTACTCTAGACGTAGATAAAATCAACGTAAAATATTTTAGCAGGGAACCATAGGTTCCCCAGTGAGCGGAGCGGACAGTGTATGGAGCCAGCTTTGCTGTCTCTAGACCCCTGCGATCCCTCCTTACCCCCAACCAGAATGTTTTTTAAACGCATTTACTTTGCAGTAAATTTATTTTCTTTATTTTATGTTTTTTCAAGAGATTAAAATCCAGTAACCTACCGTTTTATACTAAAATATTTACTCTTGGTACAAGATTGACGAAGTCGCTTGTCGTCGCAGACGGCATGCCATTTTGCCATGCTTTTTCTAAAAGCATTTAAAAGCATCTAAAAAGGATTTAAAAAAAACGCAATAGTAAAAATATGGCCAACGTCTACACTACTCAAAACGATTTACTTTTAAACAATTTGCTAGACTTTTACAAGAATGAAGAATACTTGAACAAGATGTTGCAAATTATTACAGGAGAGTCCAAAATTTCTTTGCGAATTGTTGACTGGTTTGCAACCAATTTTGCGAAAAAGTATTACACAACTTATACAATTGATGAGCAACGGCGATTCAAAGTATACGTGGATTACAAGTTGAAGCTAAAGGCATATAGCAAGCGCCGGTTTGATCCGTTTTGCAGGTGGGAGCGCATCAATATTCCTTACAAGGATGGGACTTGTATTGAGACGACAATTGGACAGCTCAATTTTTTCAAGTGGGCACTGGAGAATAAGGTAGTGGATTATATTGATGAGAATTATGAGATGATTGAGAAGGATATGAACAATCGCAACAGCACTGCAAAGAGAAAGGAAGCGACGACAAAGATGACACGGAAGAAGAGAGAAGAGCTGTCTGTTTATGCGTCAAAGAGTATTAAGAAGGAGAAGGTGGAAATTGTTGTCCAGTTCACAGTAGGGAACCAAGTAGGGAACCAAGGTTCCCCTACGACCCCTCCTTAGTAGGGAGAATGTATAACAGTGTAAAGTGAATTTTGAATCTCATTCAAAATTGACTTATAATAAGAAAGACGAAGTCGCTCGCCGTTGCAGACGGCGTGCTATTTTGCCATACTTTTTCTAAAAGTATAAGTATAGCAATGGGCAATAATCAATCAATTAAAAAAGTAAATTTTGAAGACGTACAACGAGTTGTAAAAAATCACGAGTCTTATCTATTAATCAATACATTTCCAATAAATGAGCAAAATTGTCTCATTACAAATTCCATATTGGCTTCGCAAGAAGAACAGATCATAAACAGTCATTTAGAAAAAGGCTCCAAAATGGTAAATATTATTGTATATGGCAAAAATACAAACGATGAAACAGTATATAAAAAATATCAACAGTTGAGAAAATTGGGATTTAGTAACGTGTATTTGTACTTGGGAGGAATGTTTGAATGGTTGCTTTTGCAGGATATCTTTGGAAGCAATGAATTTATGACGACAAGCAAGCAGTTGGATTTACTAAAATATAGACCACAGCCATCATTACATGTTGGGTTATTACAACAACATTAATCACATGTATGTAGTAATGGTGGCTTGCATAATGAGTCTTACTTATTTTACACACAAACATTTACTTTGCATATTATTTACACCGATAAATCAATTACACCATTGCACATTGAAAATACGCAACCAGCATCACATTGAACATTCATAACTGCAAACGAAGTGGGTATTTTGAATGTGCAATGGTGTAAATGTTCATCGGTGTAAATCTTCAAGGGTGTAAATATTTTATTATTTATATAAATTAAACATAATAAATACATGAGTAATCGTATTATTAGCACGCCTTATTCATGTACTTATTTTACAAATTCTACTATAACAGACGCTAGTTTGAATGCTCCATCCAGTATAGTAGGAAGTACAACTGGGTGTATCATTTTACAAAAAACAGGTTCCGATATTAGTAATAATATTTTTATAACAAATTCTGGAACAACAAGTGGTTCAATTACAACATATACTTTGAGTCAACCCATTACTTATTTATCGTCAACACTAAATCTATTCGCAGCCCCAGCACTTGTACAACTTAATGGCTATATTACGGACTTGTCATTTGTAGTTGTCTCGTGTCAAAGTGCATCTATGATATATCCGTATATGAATATAACCGGTGTCAATGGCACTGTTGTGACTCCAGGAACGTTTATAAGAAAATATGGTACTAATTCAACTGGAAAATTAGCAAGTGGATTGGCGGGAACTTATATTATAAATAATTCTCAAACAGTAGGATCTGCAGCGAGTCCAGTAAAATTTTCCTGCAGTCCACAACCCGCAGCATTTATTTGTGGAATAGATGCAAGCAGTAATATTTGGATAAACCAAGGGAATGCATATCAATCTGGAGGTGTTCCATTTTTAGGAATGACATTGACGGGATTAACTTTAAATGGTTCACCAATAAACACTGTAAAAATATATAATTTGGCTCCGGGGTCTCCATCAACTCCGTTTTTTGATATAAGTAATAACTATACAAGTACTCCTGGACAATTATTATTAACGAGTAATGTAGATGCAAGTGGTTGTCGTTTTAGAGGTACTGTAAGTGGTACTACAATCACCGCTACTCTAATATCTTTTGGTGTTATAAAGATTGGTCACTTTTTATCAGGATCTAGCAATGATAGATCGTCTGTAATCTCTACTCCAGCTCCCACAGTTACAAATTTTATTGCGGGTGGATCTTATTATTTTACCTGTGACGAATGTAATGTTTCAGCAAATTCAACTATTTTAAATATAAACAAAATAACAAATCCTGCTTATACAATTCCTAATTTTAATTCAAGTTCACCACAGTTTTATATATACATATCTGGTAAAGATGCATCGGGTAACAGTCTTGGATCAACAACATATTGGATATTAGGATACTCAACAAATCTAAGTGGAAAAGGTGAGACAGGAAATTATTACATCAATAAAGCTATTCCTGGTGGATTAAAAAAAGATTCAACTATTACATTAACGGTAGTATCTACGCCTGCTAATACTGGTGGAGGAATTGGGCTATATTCGTTATCTTCTAGTCAAGCATCTATTCCAATATCTACTAGTAGTTATTTAATAACTGGACCAATTATATCCGGTTCTCTACAGTAGGGGGAACCGGTATGCTACGCACCCCCCTGCCTACTGCGTTTGGCGTACCCCCTCCTTAACCCTAACCAGAATGCTTTCGCAATTATCCTTTTTTATTTTTTATCTCGTGAAAATCGGCGTTTGAAATGAAAAAGGTGTAAGCTACTCTACAGTAATATAGAGGAAACCTACTAATTTACTAGTTCTTCCTAATCTTGATAAATAAATTCTTCAATAGTATTTATCCATTCATTCAACTTGTATTTGATGTCTTGATTCCCATCAATCACCTTATGATTTATTTGTTTACTCAATTCAAATATCATTTGTCCGTGATAGTAGCTGCATTTTTCCAAGTAGTCAAAGGGGATTCCCTCTTCGCCCACGCGACTCCGCTTTTCAATCCGCCTGTTGCAAACATCTGGATCTGTTTTCAAGTAAATAACGCCATCCAACGGATAGTCTTTGACAAAGGCGTCAAACCATTTCAAGTAAATCGCATAATTCACGTCTTCAATCTTGCCGTCATCATAAAGCATCTTGGCAAACACCATTTTATCTGTATGCAAACTGCGTTCACATAAAATAATCGCATCCGGGTTCTCTTCCACCGTCTTTTTCAACAACGCGAGGCGAGAAATATACGCCATCATTTGAAAGGAAAACGCATATCTCTCTTGATCCTCGTAAAATTTCTGCAAAATCGTTTTCCCTGCTTTGTCTGTAATCGTGTCCCATTCTTTCACCGGTTCTTGTAAAAATACAACTTTCCTTGTCCCATTTTCCTCACTCTCAAAGTGTGATTGTAGCTTGGCAAGAAGTGTTGACTTACCGGAGCCAATATTTCCTTCAAGCGAGACAATTTTGACGGGCATCTCTATACTATATGTATGTATATGAAAAGATGTGTTTGATACATTTTCCAACAAGAATAAAAAGCAAATCAATTTTATAAGGGGGAAACCCCCTTAGACCCCCCCAAACTATCTCTTTAAGCCGGTAACTATAATATATATCAAAACAACTTAAAGCCGCGCCTGCTTTTTGAAAAAATCATATTTCAAGACTATTCTGGCCGAACTGAAAATGGACAAAAATAAATGTCCATTTTTGACTTGCCCAAAATAGTCTTGAGAAAAAAAAACCAAACTTTTCTGGAAAATCGTTTGTGAGCATAATGCTCTCGTTTGCATTTTTCGTTAAATATTTTGTTACGATACTTTTTTTGAGAATTTTGAAAAGTATATTTAGAAAAAAAACTATTAAAATTATAATGTTTCCAAATATTATAAATATGGAAACGAAAAATATGCAAAATATGCAACTTAAATATATATGTACACTTTGTAACTATAAATGTAGCACAAAATTTTGTTACAAACAACATAAATTAACAGCAAAACACCAAAAAAAAGAAAATGGAAACAAAATGGAAACAAAAATGGAAACATTGGAAACACAAAATATGCACCTTTGTGCATGTGGTAAACAGTATGAGTCCAGAAGTGGCTTGTGGAAGCATGCCAAAATATGTGAAAAATCAATTGTATATGAGACCATAGATATTTCAAACGATAATGCATTTTCAAAAATATGCAAAAATAGTACACACGAATCTTCGTCATCTCATGCAAATTTAGACATGAATGTTGTAACGAAGGTTTTATTAGAATCTATGAAGGATAATCAAGAGTTTAAACAACTCATTATAGAGCAAAACGAAAAAATTTTTGAACAAAATGAAAAACTTATGGAGATGGCAAAGAGTTGTGGAAGTGGAAATACCATAAATACCAATAGTCACAATACAAACAATGTGAATAGTAATAATAACTTCAACATGAATTTCTTCTTGAACGAGACATGCAAAGATGCCATGAACATAAAAGATTTTATTGATTCTCTCCAGGTTCATTTCAAGGACTTGGAATACAATGGAGAGAATGGATATGCTGCTGGCATTTCCAAGATATTTTTACGTGAACTAAAACAGTTGGATGTATGCAAAAGACCTATTCATTGCAGCGATCCAAAGAGAGAAGTGTTTCATATTAAAAATGACAACAGTTGGGAAAAAGAACGCGAATTATTGATCAAGTGCATCAAACAGATAACCCGGAAAAACGTGATTTTGCTGGCGGATTGGAGAGAAGCCCATCCCGGCTGCATGGACTTGCACAACAAACAAAACGACAAATACAACAAGATCAACTGCGAAACGCTGGGGCCTTATTTGGACGACGAGGAAGAAAAATGTTTCAACAAAATTATTAGTAGTGTGGCGAAAGCGACCGTTATACAGAAAAAATAGTCAAAATAAAAGGTATCAAATCCTTGTACAAGTTTTCTAAAAAAGGAGGGTCTAAGGGAACCTTGGTTCCCTTATAAAATTGAAATCAAATGTCAAACATATTTAAAGACAAACCAAGAAGTTAATAACTAGACAATCAGTCGCAACAAACCATGGATTTTAAACAACGCAAACTCACGAAAACGGAGTGGGAATCCATTGAGGTTCCTGTTTCCACAGATGAGGTGGAAGTTCTTGAATTGATTCGCGCAGGATATGCGAATGTCAGTATAAAATACAACAAGGCAAATTCTCTCTTTACGTTTATAAAGATAGAATATAGTGAGCCCCTGGAGGACTACTTGTATGGTAAGTACTTGATGCAAATCGTGAATGATATGGCGAAGAAATACAAGGCGGATTACATAAAAATAGCACTTGACTCCAATACAACCATCAAAAAGGCAGACATCATTCGCATCCAAAAGAATACTGTGGAGACTCTAAGAGAAAACAGCGTTTATGAATACTTGCTGCTTGATCACATGGAAAAAGCTCTCAAATACAAGAGTAAAAAGGAGGCAAAGTGGGAGCTTCATTACTTTACCTTGTACAAGTTGGCAAAATACAGCGTTGATAAAATCAACAAACACCTTGCTCAAGTGGTTGAGAACTTTTTGAGGCATTTGGAGGACTCGGTCAGCATCTCCAATATTATTGAAAACGCCGTTTCGTACATTGAGAAAAATGCGAGTCTTCTTAAATACGGAGATATGATGTTGTATGATCACCAAAAGGAAATCTTTACTTTGTGCAAGACTCCCGGCCCCAAGTTGATTCTTTATATTGCTCCAACGGGTACTGGAAAAACCATGTCTCCCATTGGTCTTTCGGAGGGAAACCGCATTATCTTTGTGTGTGCGGCGAGACACGTTGGTCTGGCTTTGGCGAAAGCGGCAATTTCCATCCACAAAAAAGTCGCATTTGCATTTGGCTGTGCAAGCGCAGATGATATTCGCCTCCACTACTTTTCCGCAAGGGAGTTTACAAAAAACAAAAAGAGCGGCGGTATTTGGAAAGTGGACAATACGGTTGGTGACAAGGTGGAAATCATGATTTGCGATATCAAGTCTTACTTGCCGGCGATGTATTATATGCTTTCTTTCAACAAAGCGGAAGAAATTATTACCTACTGGGACGAGCCTACGATCACTCTTGATTATGCTAACCATGAGTTTCATGAGATTATTCAGCAAAACTGGAAGGAGAACTTGATTCCTAATATGGTGTTGTCTTCCGCGACGCTTCCCAAACTGCATGAATTGCCCAATACAAGCAGCGATTTTATTGAAAAGTTTCCGGGGGCAAAAATCCATAATATTGTGAGCCACGACTGTAAAAAGTCTATTCCCATCTTGAACAAGGATGGATACGTTGTATTGCCGCACACTACAAGTGAACAATATGAGGATGTTTTGAAAACCGTTGCGCACTGCGAAAATTATTTGACATTGTTGCGTTATTTTGACTTGGATGAAGTAGTCAAGTTTATTGCTTATGTGAACAAAAATAATTTTGTTTCTGGTAGCTGCAGACTAGAGCGCCGCTTTGCATCGCTAGAAGATATAACAATGACAAATATTAAACTGTACTATTTGCATGCTTTGAAAAATATTAGCGGTGGAACCTGGGGCGCTGTTTACATGACTATGCGAAGTGTAAAGAAAAGGAAAATTCGCGAGAATGATACCATTGATTTGGCTGGAAATTCCATTAGAAAGGTTTCTAGTGTTGGACCCGGTACTAGCTTGTTTTCATCCTCTTTGAATAGTTTGGCGACTACATCTGGTAAACTTGTGAGAACGGTAAGCGATACGGTTGTAGGTAGTGGTAACAATGCTAGTCCTACTGTACCAAGCGGATCCTTTGCAATTTATGTAACGACAAAAGATGCCTATACTTTGACGGATGGTCCTACTATTTTCCTAGCAAACGATGTGGAAAAAATCGCCAAGTTTTGCATTCAACAGGCAAATATTCCTGCAAAAATTATGGAGGACATCTTGGAAAAAATTGAGTTTAACAATCGTATTCAAAAGAAAATTGTCAAGTTGGAACATGATATGGAGGACCAAATCCAAAAACAAATGGATGCTGGTGGAGCAACCAAAAAAGACAATCAAAAGAAATTGGCAAGAGTAGAGGATAATGCAGAAGCGACCAAAGTAAAGAAAGAGCTAGATGCCTTGTACAATTTGGTCAAGGTCGCAACTTTGAACGAGACCTTTATTCCAAACAAAAGTGCGCACTTGAAAAAGTGGGCAGATTCACTGGATGCGACAAATGCATTTACAAGCAATATTGATGAGCAAACGATTCATAGAATTATGCTTTTGGATGGCGTGGCAAATAGTTGGAAAGTGCTGCTGTTGATGGGGATTGGTGTTTTCACGAATGCGCTAGACAGTATTGATTATATGGAGATTATGAAGGAGCTAGCAAACCAGCAGAAATTGTACATGATTATTGCGTCTAGCGATTACATTTACGGAACAAATTATCAATTTTGTCATGGTTACTTGAGTAAAGATATGGATCTTACACAAGAAAAAATTATTCAGGCGATGGGGCGAATTGGCCGGAACAATGTGCAGCAGGAATATACTGTGCGTTTTCGTGATGACGACCAGATTATCAAGTTATTTAGTGCGGATACGGAAAAGCCAGAAGTAGCCAATATGAATCGTCTATTCTCTAGTGATTCTCACTAGTCTTTAAGTAGTCACCAGTTATAATATATTCGGCAAGGTTGACCATGTATTCAAAATTGCATCTATCAATTTGATGTATAATAGCATATTGGTCGCGGTTTTTATTCACGAGTAGTCCGGATTCGTCTCTTGATATATTTTCAAATTGTATTTTATCAAGTGTCAAAATTTTTGATACTTCTAGAGGAGTGGTAATAACGGAACTTTGTTCAGGGTTGTGATCGTGATTATATACATAAATATTGAGAGCGGCCTGGTCGTTCAAAAAGACGTAAATATTAGAATTAATTTTTTTATAGAAATCAAGGAAAAGCAACATTGAATCATATGCTCCTACTATTGTTCCAACACAAACAACACGCTTCTCTCTAAAATTATTTGTATTGATTAAAGAGACACCGTAGTCATTTAGATTCTTGTAGTTTGAATATTCATAGATCCATTCCATGTTCAAAACAGAACTTGAATTGTTTCCATCAGAGAGAACATTTATTTCTGTTGCACAATAAAGTGCGTTTTCTTGATAAAGTATTTTAAAAGGGTTTCTTTGAAAAATGACATCATTGACATCTGTCACCAAAACTTGGTTAATAGGAGAATCTGTGTTTATTTTTTTCAAAATATCATGAATAATAATGAAACGATGTCTTTGCATGACTGGTGCCTTTTCAAAACCATAAAGCTCTGGAACAGAAAAGTCATCGTAGAGGGTTGTACCAGTTTCATTACAAAGTTGTACCAACTCTTCAAATTGGTGTTCTTTTTCACAGAGAATGAATATCTTGCATATCTTGTTTACTGCTCTTAGAGTTTTTAAAAAATAATATATTCCGCCTTTTGGTGTTTTTGTTTTTTCGTATCCACTGTACAACCCAATAACAATATCTGTCATTTTGTAATTATAAGTTACAAAATGAAAATGTGTTTAAGTAATTATTTATCCTATAAGGCATGTAGTTGCCTTCAAAGGAACATCATATATATCGTCTACAATTTTTACAAAACCAGATATCCAGTTGTTGACAGTATATGATTTGATGCTGGTTGCTTTGGTCATAACAAAAAATTCAAAAAGAGTGTCGCGAAGTTTGTCCAAATCGTCGTGATATCCAGTGTGGCCAATATGCGTTTCAAATGTGAAAAATGTTCCATTATTTTTTACTGTATCTTTGAGTTTTTGCGAATCGCTAACGAAAATAATATTTTCTTCTTGATTTAAATCTTCTTTGATAATATTTTGCATTGCAAAATCAACTATTGACTTTTGTTCTCCGCGCACCATTTCTGCATCGCCTAGACGGTAATGAAGGATTTTGTACAAGAAGTATGGATTTTCTTGGTCTTTTTGGCGCATATATTTTTCAAATTCTCTATTTGGTATGAGAATGTCCTTGATGAAATCTTTACAGTTTTGTGTAATAGGCTCACTGTAATAATCTGTGGTGATGAATAGTAAGGGTTGCTTTAATGAATTTAAATTGTTGAGAATGTGATTTTCTACTTGATGGGGAAAAATGAAGGGAATATTGTCTTTTTGTCCATGGACAAACTCGCTAAAATCATGATTTCTCTCTTTCAAGAGGCTGGAGATGGGGTGGTGTTGAATATCAACAATGAGTTCAAAGTCGTGTTTTTGGGAGAGTTGATAGAGTTGAATGGTGCCGCGGATAAGATCGCCAATTCCCCAAAAATTGTTCACGTTGTCTGTGGTAAGGTTGGATACTTTGTGTGTCCAGGCTAAAATGACGGTTTTTTTAGTGGTCATTGCGTAATGAATATATTATATGTAATAGATTCATTTTATAAAAAAGTTTTAACTTGTTTTTTGTTATATTCATAAACTTTCTCTCTTAACTCTTGATAGTAAGAATATTTTTCTTTGGAAAGTTCTGTTTCATAAACCTTGCAATTTCCCGTAGCAATTTGTTCAACAGATTTTTTGTCTGTTTGTGAATTTTGATTGTTTTGAATAATTGTATTAAATATTTTAATAGTTTTCCAATCTTCCAGAATTTTTTCAAAAATAAAAATAACTTCATCTGCTGTTGTAGATCGTTTATCCGTTCGTTTTTTCTCTCGTCTATCTTTCTTTTTTTCAATAAAATCCTTTTTTGATAAATGAAACATAGTTATATATAACAAATCATTTATTATATTTTTCTTGATACTCCTCTACAAGTTCTGTATAATAGTTATATTCTCCAGGCGATAACTCTTCTGGATATAAAATAGGTTTATAGTTGATCAACTTTGTTTTAATACCCTTTACAATATGAATTGTAAGCTCATTTTGAATATTTTGTTGACTTCTTTTTAGAATCAAAAAGTCAAGTACTTCCATAGGTTTATATCCTTTATTAAATTTTTCAATAACTATAAATATTTCATCAACTGTGATTTTTCTTTTTGAAATATTCACTTCTTCTTGTGTCATTTTTGTATTTTCTTTTTTTTCTTCGTTTCTGCAAACTAGGTCACCATTTTTTATTCTTGTGACAGTGTGTCTTGGTAAGTCAAGTTCTTTTTGAATATCTATATTTTTATAATTTTGTGAAATAAGATCTCTTACTTTTATAATAACTTCGTCAGACACTCCTCCTTTTGCTTCTCGTATAGATGTTGACATTTTCTTTTTTGTTTCTTCACTAAATGATTTTCCATTATTATGATTTCCCTCGCCTGTCATTTTTTCAGATTTTTCTTTGTATAGTTCTGTTCTATGAATTTGTTTACAAACTTTTTCTTTTAACTCTTTCACTTTAACAGTTTCCAGATAACCTTCTTTTCCGTTGTCATTCTTATTAAGATTATTAAACATTTCAATTGCATGTTTTTCCTCATTACATATTTTATACATTTGTGTTTTTATATCTGGATTATCTGTTTTCAAAAAAGTCTCCATAGCCACTACTTGATTATACTTTACGATGACAAATGGTTTCATTAATTCAATAAATTTTAAACAGTCTAATTTGTTATAAATGATAAATTTATTTTCTGAAAGGTTTCCAAATGTCAAAAAACTTTTTATTTCTTCTAGTAATATTGGGTAACTTTTTTGCGCTATTGAAATGTAAAATTTATTAAAGTTGATTTTGTTTATATATATGCATCCTTCTGCATCAAATAGTCCTGCAATGTATTCAATATTTAATCTTGTAAAATTGGTTGTATTTATATTGCAGTTTTCTTTACATTTTGAAAATAGTTGATCTTTTTCTTCTTTTTTGTTAGGCAAGTTGGTTAACTTACTAAATTGATATAAGAATTGATACTTTTGTTCTTTAATTATAAAACTGTTGTGTAAATATTCCAACAATATTTGGTATTCGTTGCTGCGTATCAATATATTGTATTGATTTCTTGTATTGTGTTTATCGTAATATTCATTGGATTCATCCATTAGATTTTTAGTTTTATCATTTCTATTTGTAGATGAAGTAATGTTTCCTCCAAAATGGTAACGAATGATTTGTAATATATTTGTTCTACATTGTGTAATAGTAATTCCAGATTGATAACCATCTTTAATTTTCCGTATGAATACACAACCATCACCGTCAATAAATCCTGCTATATAAGACGGGTGTGGTGGATATATTTTGTGTTTATTCAACTTCTCAAGGTTATCTTCCGCTATGCTCATCTTATATTGTTACATATACTCTTTTCTTTAAGTCTTTTTCAATTTTATTTTTATAATGTCTCACAACATTATAAAAATTACTTAGACAATATATTTATAAATATACAAATAATATAATATGATATATCGTCTTAATTGGAGTAAGCGAGGCCGCCCCCTTGTGCTTACTCACTTATTAGGTTTCACTAATAAGCTGGACTATCCCTTAAGTTATCATTGAAAGTTGCTAGCTTTCTCAAACCCATTCCATTATAGTCTCTGAACCTTCTCCATATGCTTGCATTATCGCACTTAGGAGCTTGGCTGCGGATTGTCCAATCCTTTTCGTTATTACTATGCCCTAGGTCATTACCCCGGGTATTTGCTGTACTTTTACACAACAAAGTAGTAGAAAAGGCTCTCAGGATGTTCCTGCAATTTAGAAATGTTGCCTCCGTTTGACTTGATAGTCATAAAGAGACTAGCTGGTTATATGATGCGAATTGTAGGGATTCGCATATTTGCTTTACACTGTTTATCCATACTAGTAAGCAAATATCTAGTATGGCAGCCAACTGTTTGGGACAGGCGAGTACATTTAGTAATGTACTATCTGATCTAATCCCACTCATAATTCTTAGCACGTTGTAGTTTGTGGCATAGACACGAACCTTGGCAGTTTTGGTGCCCTCAACGGTAGCGTTGGAGAGCACAAGCTGTAAGGTGGCATTGTCAATGCGCGAAAAGTTGCACGTACCGCTGGGCTGATGTTCCTCAGGTCTCAAGGCAAAGCTGTACACGTTAATACCCTCATCAGGGTTGCGGGTGTGCGACTGGTAAGGCTGGACCCACGAGAAGTAGGTTCCTTCGCGCTCAGAGAAGCGATCCTGTCCGTTGAGCTGGAGCTTGGCAGTGACGCAGGGGTTCTGTCCCCAACAGTGCATGTCAAGGGAGGTCTCAGAGAGCACGAAGGTGCCGGCGTCAGAAACGGTGGAACCCTCGTTCATGGCAGGGCCAATGGTGGGCTGTCCAAGGCCGGTGGTGCCGTTGGATCCAGCGTTGGGGTAGCTCAATGTGGGGCCACCAAGGTTGGCCTCGTCATACGGGTTGTTGGGGCCGTTCCAGTAGCCAGTGAAATTCTCACCAGCTTGAACGTCAAGGGATCCCGCCTGCTGGAAGAGACCGTTGGCATCAATAAAGGCGTTCTGGCCAATGAGGGAACCGGCACTGGCAGCGGCGAGCTCCTGGGGTCCTCCAAAGGCATGGATGGCGTTGGGAAGAGCATCAATAGCGTCAGTGTAGTTGAAGGGCTGGGCGCCAAGAACCTTGAAGAGAAGAGCATCGCAAGCGAGGGACGAGCAATAATCTACGTTTTGATCGGGCTGGACGACCCAGATAAGCTCTTTCACGGGGTGATTGAAGTTGAGCTTGATCTTGTTGGAAGAGGAACCAACAGACTCGTCACCAGTGAACTGGAGCTGTGTGATGAGGTACTCGTGGGGGTTCTGTGCCATACGACGGCGCTCGTCAGTGTCAAGGAAGACGTAGTCAACGTAGAGGGAAGCGGCAACAAGGGACTGGTTGTACGCAATGGTGGCGGGAACGGGGCGGCCAGTGGTGGCCTGGACGCCGATATTCTGACCAGTAGGGTTTCCAAGGGGTGCTCCAGTGTTGCAGCTCAAGGTAGTGACGGCCCAGAGGCACTCGTCAATGGGGCGGATATCAAGGTTGATCTTTACTTCGTGGTACTGTACGAACCACTTATACCCCCTCTTTCGAGGTATTTATCTGCTGTCTCATTGCGATCAACTATTACAAAAATGAGACTGTTGCAGGGGACTAGACTATATCTTAAGTCTTCAATGAAGTTGATTAAACTTCTAAGACCCATAACCATTTAGTCGTTGAACCTTCCTCATGTCCTTATCATAACGGATTTAGAGGCTTGGCTGCGGATTGCCGATTTCAAACACATACAAATATGCATTGTCATATAAAAGATTTTTACCATACCCAAGTTCTATTCTTGGCCATCATAGTGTTTCCACCATGATTTGGTACTTTTATCTTTACGGGTTTCCCGCAATTTGGATATGTCGCAAACTCGTTGCTAACCCCAGCATTAGGAAGGGGTCGTAGGGGAAACCTAGGTTTCCCTACTTAGCAACGAGCTACTAGCATCTGGGAATGACAACGTTTGTTGTCCCGAGACCACAACAAATTTTTTCTAAAGCAGGGCTCGGATGCTTTAGGTTGGATACTTTTCTGCCCTACAGATTTTAAGGCGATTAAAGGAAGAGCGAGACCAGGGTTGGTGCAAAACCAGAACTGGAGGGGGATGTAAAGGGTGGTCTCAGGAAGGGCATTACGGGGAGCGCACACTTGGCGGGGGGCCTGGGAGTCGCAAGGGCCGTCAACGTCGGCGAAGGAGGGATCAGTGATGAAGGTAAGCTGGGTAGTGTTACCAATCATCTTGAAGTATCCGCGCTGCTGCTCAGTGGTCATGGTGAGCTGGTTCCAGATGTGCATCCAATCGCCGTACTGGCGATCAATGCGCTGGCCACCAATCTCAACCTCAACCTGGGCAATGATCTGCTCACCAGGGAAATCCAACCAACGGGCATAGACGCCGGTGTTGAACTGGGAAGCATTGTAGGATCCGTTGCCCATGAGCTGGTTGATCTCGGGAAGAGTCACCTGGAGGTAGGTGCGGTAAGCAAGATCACCGTTGCGGCTAATTGTGCACTGGACACGGCGACCAAAGTCAGCCTGTCCGTTGAAAGTCTGCTCAATAGATTCAATAGCAAAGTTGGTGTAACGACGATAGGTCACTTTCCAGAAAGTGATTTGGGGATTTCCCGTAAGGTAGACGTCTTGTGCGCCATCAGTTGGTCCTTAAAGTTTCCTAAAAGGCTGGACTATATCTTAAGATACTTTATCCGGACGACCCTATTGTTGCTATATATACCTAGCAACCTATATAAGTCGGTTAAAGTACCCCATTCCCATTTAGTCTCTGAACATTCACCCTTGTAACTTTATTTTGGAGGGTGCTTTGCTGCGGATTGCCCAATTCTTAACATTTTTACCATACCCTTTTATGCTACCGGTTATTATCCGGGGCCATCATAATGTTTTCCATCCAATTATGATTTGGTAGTTAAGACTCTAAGGGGTTTCCCGCAATTTGAGAATGTTGCAAACATTTATTTATTTTTATTGCATAATTTATTGTTCAAATAAAAGTTCACTAGCCAGTTATATTAATTATACATCAATATTTTTGTTAAGGTGGATATATTGACCTCTGTATAACCATCACATTTTACACTGTTTACCTAGTGTGGTATATGTGAAACCACACAAGCAGCTGACTGTTTTGCCCTATAGCGATCTCAAGGCAACTAACTGCATTAAACCACCACCCATGATTATACTATTGCTAAAGAAAAAAAAATTATCAAAATAACTTAAATATAATTTATGATTTTTAAGTTTATCAAATTATACTGTAAAAATAAGTTACAGTATAGTTAACAATATATATCTAGATAAATAATTTAATAAAAATATATGTTATATATAAATGAACCAAAATAATACATCTATCTTTATTTCTAAAGCTATTAAAATACATGGTAATAGATATGATTATTCAAAAGTAAATTACATAAATGCAAAATCAAAAATAACCATAATTTGTAATATTCATGGTGAGTTTCAACAAACTCCTTCTAATCATTTAAGTAGATATAATTGTCAAAAATGTGCAAAAAATTTAAAATATGATATAATTTCTTTTATTGAAAAAGCAAATAAAGTACATAAAAATAGGTATGACTATTCAAAAGTAAATTACATAAATGCAAATACTCCGGTAAAAATAATCTGCAAAGAACATGGAGATTTTGATCAAATTCCAGATTTTCATATAAATAGATCTTGTAACTGTCCAAAATGTATAAATAATATTTGTAGTAATACAAGTATATTTATTGAAAAGTCAAAAATTATACATGAAGATAAATATGATTATTCACAAGTAAACTATATCAACTCAATCACTCCTATTAAAATTATTTGTAAAAAACATGGTGCATTTATACAAACACCAGATGTTCATATTTACCAAAAAGCAGGTTGTTCTTCTTGTATAAATAAAACAGAATACATATTTTTTAATAAAATTAAAGAAATATATCCAAATATTCAAAGGCAAGTAAAATTTGACTGGTGTCGTAATAAAAGATATTTGCCATTTGATTTTTGTATTCCTGAGTATAATATAATAATTGAAGTAGATGGTCCTCAACACTTTAAACAAGTTTCTAATTGGAGATCTCCGCTATTGCAGAATAAAAAAGATATATTCAAAATGGAATGTGCAAATAAAAATGGTTATTCTGTGATTAGAGTTTTACAAGAAGATATACTAAATAATAGTTATGATTGGGAAAAAGAATTAAAAAATTCTATACAATTTATTTTATTTCATAAAAACATTGAAAATATATTTCTTTGTAAAAATAATGAATATAATAGTTTAAATAAGTGACATAATTATAATTTTGACACCTTCAATTTGATAACAATTTGTTGATATCCATATTGGATTTCATGAATTGTGTCAAATAAGAATCTTGAAAGACCTCTTTTTTGCCTTCATGTTTTTTTGTAAAAATATAAGAATCTTTTTGTTTTTTGATACTCCAACCTTCTTCCAAGGCATTGTGAAGGAGAATCATTTTTTGAAAAATAATATTGGACATTTGGACTTCATTTTTTTCAAGATTAATGTGCACCTCCATACTAAAAGAAGAAAATAATATATTTTGCGGGGACACCCCGCACACCCCCCAGCTTCGCTTTGACTTGAATATTGAATGAGATTCAATGAATTAACTCAATATAATCTCATTTAAAATATACTTCAATTTGAATCTTAACCTATATGGATTGAGAATCTATTGAGTTAATTCATTGAATCTCATTCAATATTCAAGTCAAAGCGAAGCTGGGGTGTGTGCGGGTAACATCGCCAAATTGGGTTTCCAAAAGAGACTTAGGGGGTGAAGCCCCCGCATAATGTATTTACTCAAATTACTAGTTAAAAAAAAACACATAATATAAAACAATAAAAACATCTAAATGCCCGCCTTCAAACCAAAATCAAATAAAAAAATCCAGGTCAACAAAAAAAGTTCTGTTACCTTGGATGGGAAACATCGCGAGTTTCTAAATGAATTTGAAAATGATGAATATGACAAAATACCTTGTCTAAAAGAAGAAAAAAAGAATTACAAACAAATGTTGGCAGAAAATAAATGTGCTACACTTGAAGAAAGGTTGGATACAGAAGACAAAATAGCAGAGATCAATGAAAAAATAAAATACATTCGCAAAAAGAAAAAGGAATACTACTTGGACAATTCTAGATTCATATTTGATTATTTTGAAGACAAAAAAAAAATATCTACTGGGAATCAACAGTCTGCTAAAAATAAACTGGTAGATTCTTTTTTCAAGATAAAACAAGAAGATATTTCTTCTAATGATTGCAAAACAAATAATATTGTGAAACAATACTTGAGTAACATAGACGATACTTTTCTAGATATCAATGCTTTTATACATAGCAGTGATGTTTGCAAGTATTGTTTCCAGGGAGAACTAATACCGCTGGAAGATGAAGGCGTCATTATATGTAATCTTTGTTCAAGACATATTCCGTACTTGATTGAAAACGACAAACCTTCTTACAAAGAACCGCCTAAAGAAGTTTGTTTTTATGCTTACAAGAGAATCAATCATTTCAAAGAAATTATTGCCCAGTTTCAAGGAAAAGAGACGACTTTGATTCCATTAGAAGTGGTTGAAAACATAAAACATCAAATCAAGAAGGAGAGAATTGATATTTCACAAATTACTAATATAAAAACCAAAGAAATATTGAAAAAGTTGGGATATAATAAATATTATGAGCATATTCCATTTATAAAAGATAAATTGGGAATCAAACCACCAGTTATGACACAAGAATTTGAGGAGACTTTATTCAATTTGTTTATGGAGTTGCAGGCACCTTATTCAAAATTTTGTCCGGACGATCGTGTCAATTTCTTGAATTATTATTACACGGCTTACAAGTTGTGCGAGTTGCTTGGAGAAACGCAATACTTGGAACACTTTCCTATGTTGAAGGATCGCGAAAAGAGAATAGAGCAAGATTCTGTTTGGAAGAAGATTTGTGAAGAGTTGAACTGGGAATTCATACCTACGATATAGTATTACTCATCATCAGACGCAAAAGAATCATCATCAGTATCAGATTCTTCAAAATCAGTCTCTTGCTCTGGAGTGTTTAATCCTTCTTTTATTAAATTATTTACTAAAATCATAGTTGACTCTATTTTAGATTGTTTTATCGTCGGATTACCCCTTCTTACAGTATCATTGAAAATTGTTTTAAATAAGTCAATTTTTAAATACTTTTCTACTTTGTTCAATTTTTTAAGTTGTTCATCATTGAATCCACATTCCTCTTTTAAAAATTTAATTTCACTTTCATTATAGTTTCCACCTCGTTGAATTCTTTTTTTGAAATACTTTCTTCTTCTCCTTCTTGTTACCGCTTTTCTTTTTGTACGAGCTTGTCTTTTCTTGTATTTTTTTATTGTATGACGTTTCCTCATACAATAAAGAGTTAATTTATTTTATACTTTTATGCTGGTAAGTGATTTAAAAATTTAATCTAAAGCAACGCCGGGGGGCGGAGCCGCCGGATTAGAGCCCACCGGGGAATCCAACAAGGTTGGCACCAATACCAAATCCGGCGCCGCTGCGGGCATTGACTCCCATGCTAGGAATGTAAGTGTCCAAAATACTAAAGGTGGCAGCAGCAGTTAACGCGATCATACCAATTTCCTCCAAGTTCAACGAACGTTTGGGGATTGCATAAGCTGCTAAAGCAACCATCAAACCTTCTACCAAATACTTAATAATTCTTTTAATGAGTTCACTGATATCAAAAGCACCCGTCATTTACTATACTAAATATATAGAAAAAAAAACACTTAGAATGAAATATTGGTAATAATAGTATAATGAGTCTATCAAAAGTGCAAAAACAACCAACCGCAGAAAGAAAAATGACAAAAAACGGTAAACCCAACCCTAAATACGTTGACTTGCTAGAAGAAGATAAGCCCATCGCAGGACAAAAGTTTGTCTGCGTTTCTTTTGTAAGTCCGGAAAATGTTTTGAAGAAAAAGGAGATGTTTTTCTTTGAAGAGTTCCTAAAGAAGTGGGATATGAACAAATCCATGGAAAAGTTTTCCCAATTTTTGAATTTTGTTTCATACAAGTATAAACTTACATTTGACGACGTAGTCAAGGATTTTGAAGAGTTTATCAAGGAAGAGAGAGAAATTCTTTCAAAGTCGGATTTCTCGGATGATTACAAAACATTTGTAGATAAAAACGAGGAAGATTTGGAAAAGTCGTTTGGAATCACGCACAATTTTCAAACCCATACTCGTGGGATGAAAGTAAGGGGTGTGTATCCCTCCATGGAAGAGGCAGAGCTTAGATGCAAAATGTTGCGCGAGATTGATCCAAATCACGATGTTTATGTAGGTCCGGTTGGAATGTGGATGCCTTGGGAGCCGGAGGCATACAAGACTGGACGCGTTGAGTATTTGGAGGAAGAGTTGAATCAGTTGATGAGTGAGAAGAACAAGAATGAGGCGAATGCCAAAGAGGCATTTGAGCAGCGCGTAAAGGAGGCGAAGCGAAAGGCGATTGAGGATAATATCAAGAACGCGGAGAAGTCAGGTAATACGTTAACCCAGACGATTGATGAAGCGGGAAATTTGATTGGTGTTGGTGTCGCAAATACCCAGGAACAGGCGCTTAAGATGGGAAATGGCGAGACGGGTGATATTTCTGTTGCAGATATTCGTAGTGAATTGTTTGAGGGAGAGAACATTATTATTGGTGACACGGATCACGGACAGAGTCAACTTTTGAGCGGGCCTTTTTCTAACAAGGAGACCCCGTAAGCCCCTGTAGCTTTGCTTTAAGGTTGAATGTTGAATGAGATTGAATATATAACTAAAATTCAATCTCATTATATCTTTTATCATTTCAAATACAGGCTTTTATGATTGTTACAATTTAATAACTTTATTGAAAATAATATGTCAATAATCCTTGTAGCAAAGCAAAGACGCAGGTTACTACAATAATTTTTATCCAATCTTTTTTACTGGGTAGTTCAAGTTTAGTTTCTTTATTACTAAATTTACCAATGTTATAGTGAATCATATTCTCAAAAAGGTTGACCAATAAATAGACAAAAAATTAGATGGCAATGATATGGAAGCTCGCACCTGATATAATATACATTATATAGTAATATAATGTTTATTTTTATTTATCAATCTGTGTAAATAATTTTTATAAAATGTGCGTTTGAAATGATAAAAGATATAATGAGATTGAATTTTAATTATATATTCAACAATATCATTTTGCATTCAACCTTAAAGCAAAGCTACGGAAAGTGTCCAGGTAGCATCGCCAACCTGGGCATCCAAAAGAGGCTTAGGGGGACGTCCGGGGGGCGGAGCCCCCGGAACGGAAGATGTATTTACAAACGCTTGTTTTAAAGCCATTAAAAGCAGAACTAGCAGCGCTAGTATAAGCCCCAAAGTTCTCTACATAAACCCATTCACCAACTGCCAATTCTGGCAACATGATATTTTCTGAAATCAAATCTATACTGTCACAGGTTGGACCAAACAAGATGCTCTTGAATAGTTTTCCATCTCTCTCGTTGAATGGTAAAATCACGGGTTTATTATGATCAAAGTAAATGCAATTGAAAGATCCATAAATGCCATCGTTCAAGTAATAAATGAGCTGTTTCTCTCCCGCGTCATCTGTTGTTATCTTTTTTCCAATAACGTTCAAGACCAATGTATGAGACTTTTGCGCAAAGTAACGCCCAGGCTCGGAAATAAATTGGATTTTTTTTTGTTCAACATCGTCACCAAAAAATTCTTGTATTCCGTTGTTGACGCATTTTGCAATGTCTTCAAACTTTACTTGACCATCAAGACCCGGAAACCCACCACCAATATCAATCGTCTCAATTTGGATTCCAAGTCCGGTCGCAACATCAGTTGCCGTTCTACAATCTTGAATGGCCTTGTAAAAGTTCTCCGCGGATGAACAACCGCTCCCAACATGAAAACTTATGCCAACCACATCCAATTTGAGCGTTCTAACAATCTTGAGCAACTCTTCTACGTCCGCGAGTTTGCATCCAAATTTTTTATTGAATTTACACAAGCTTTTGCTATCGTCTACAGCAATTCGCAAAATCAATTTTGCATAAGGGTGGTATAATTTTATTTTATAGAGTTCCTCTTCGCAGTCAAAAGTCATCAAATCAACATCGTTGGATCTTGCATATCTAATCTGCGACGACATTTTGCATGGATTCGCAAATATAATACGAGTTGGATCTTTGGTGATCTCTATGATGGTTTTCATCTCATTTTCACTTGCGCAATCAAAATTTGCCCCAAGTGACGCAAGTGCGTCTAATAAAACTGGGTTGGGATTGCATTTCACTGCATAATATGGCTTTACCAAAGGTAACATAGTTACCCAATTTATGTAAGACTTGGTAATCTCTCCCAAGTCAATAATATAAAAGGCTCGCTCCGATTGATTGTCTTCTAAAAAGTCGTTGATGATATCATATGTTTCATAATCGCTGCCATACAACTTTACATCATATTTTTGCAAGAGGGCATTGTCTAATGTTTTCAAAAACTCGCTCATTACCTTTTACTTGTAGTGTGTGCGGGAAAGTATATAGTGGATTTGACGCCACTTTTTCTAAAAGTGGCTCTCCACTGTCTTCAATATAACAGCTTGTTCGTCATACCATGAGTCTCCACTAAAAACAGCACCGGAATCTAAAAGTCTCTCATTTGCAAATACAACATAAATAGTACAGTCATCATCTTGATAGATATTCAATACTTCTCCTTTTCTCTCTTCATCTTGAACCATTAAAAAATAAAGGCCAAAACTATTCCGTGTTTTTTCTTTGAGATAGCCAGTGAAGAAAAGGAAATATTTCTTGAGATCCTCTACAGAAAGACCGTAGTCAAAAAATCCCATGAGAGGATGCACATACAAGTAATACTTCTTCTGTTCACTCGCCAAAACCGTGTTGAATCTGGCTACACATCGCTGGAAATACTGGAGATCCGCGTCCTTGCGAATATCGTGATGAGTCATGCAAAGTTTCATGCCGTATGTACCAATATTGTTGGGTAAATTTCCCTCTTGTTCCTCATAAAATTTATTGTAGACGCCGGTTTCCGTTAAAATAGGACGCTTGACTCCATTACACATATTGAACGTCTCTGTTTCTATTGTTTCATAGTTTTCCGGTTTCAAGAATTCAACAAAATTATCTTCAATACAGTGAGCAATCGTATCCAGCTTGGAAACAACCCAGTCAAAAGGGTAACTTTCAAACTTGAGCTTGAGTTCCTTGATCAAAGAAGTAGATGTACAGCGGTGACCTAGAGAGAAAATGATGGGCTTTTCTGGCGCTGTTTGGTTGGCCAATCCCTGGTAAATGTCTTCGTGAATGTCGCTCATATATTATTCATTGAGAGAGCTTTTTAAATTTGTTTTTATTGTTAACTATATTACACGAATACTTGTATGGTTGAAATAAGTATAAAGACAAGTTTTTGTATATACATATATGTCGTCTTTCTCGTATTGTGACTCAAGTAAACAGCCGCTAGATTTCAAATTAGACGCCATTTTTCAAAAAGAAGGTGGGTTTTTTATTGAACTTGGTGCGAATGACGGGTTGAGTCAAAGTAATACGGCTTTTTTTGAATTTTCAAGAGGTTGGAAGGGAATTTTAATTGAACCTTCTGTAAATAAATATAAAGAGTGTATACAAAATAGACCTGGTAGTATTGTCTTGAATTGTGCGTGCGTTTCAAGTGACTATGTTGATGAATTTGTAGAGGGTGATTTTAATGGAAATTTAATGTCTTCTGTTGGTGGAAAAAGAATATTAGACGATGCATCTAAAAGTGAAATTGTCAAGGTCAAGGCAACCACCTTGGAAAAGGTTTTGGATCAACACCTTGTTCAAGGAACGATTATAGATTTTCTCTCTTTAGATGCCGAAGGATACGAATTGAATATATTGAAAGGATTGAATTTATCAAAATATACTCCAAAGTACATGTTGATTGAAATTTATTCATGGGATTTGGATGCAATTGCTTTTTTTTTAGGAGATCATGGCTATACGCTTCATTCTAATTTTTCAAATTATAATCCGTGTGACAATCCAGGCTGGGATGGAACGCATAATGATTATTTGTTTATATTACGGGGAGACCCCATACACCCCTAAGCTTCGGACCGGAGAGTTAAATGTTTAATGATATTTTATACTTACGGGGTCACCCCGTACAGTAATAATAATCTTTGAAAATGGTTTTATTTTTCACACTGTTGCTCATTTTGGTCGCAGACATCTTTTCATATTCGGCAGCTTTTGCGATTGTATCCCAAGTTCCCAAAATATGGCCTGTTGATACTTCTATCTTGTTTATTTTTTTACCGGTAGAAGATGTATTTTTGTGTTTATATTCATCGCACTTTAACAAGAGTCCATAGTATCCTTCATTGGACCCATAGTCTGTCCATACAACAGCTTTCAACGCATATTCGCAAGAATTCAAGTATTCCTTGATTTCTTTCATATCATTTTCGCTGCACTCTTTTGAAACACTCTTCTTCCAGCGCTGGTATTCACTAAGTAAAGTAGAATTCAATATCTTGCCACAAGGAGAGAACTTGCAAACTTGGAACAAAAAGGTTTCCACATCACTATTCACGAGTTTCTTTTTGTATTCAATATCCTTGAGCTTCACTCCAATATAGCCGTGAACAAGTTGATTTTTATTTTGATTAGAAATGCGAGCAGGTTTGAAACGCGTATCCAAGTAATTTTTGAGAGCGTGGAAAATTTCCTTCTTGGGTTTGGTTTTACACCAGATACGAAATTGTCCTTCCATATTTGTGGACGATTCTTCCACGTCTGGTCGCACGATACACATGGTATTAATAAACTCAACAAATTTGGGTGTAAATTCGTCTTCCGGCAAAATTGCATTGTGATACACTGAAACGGTCTCTTGTTGGGTAGCGTTAATAAGTGATGTTTGTTTTTCAATAGTTTCTTTCATTTCATTGATTTCCACTTGTTGTTTTGTAATGAGTTGCTTGTGTTTTTCAAGCGTCTCGTTGAGTTCTCTCACTTTATCGTGTAGTTCTTCGTTTTCTTTAATGATACGATTGAAATTGTCAATGCTGTATGTCTTGGAATGAATAATATCTTTGATGTATTGAAAGAGTTTTTCAATGGTAAAATTGGTACTGTCATACGCAATGATTTCTGTCTTGTTCTTACCGTTTACTTCAATACTGCGAATGTGTCTTTTAATTTTAGGGTAGGTTTTGATGAGATTCTCAATTTCAACCTTGTTTTGAACTCTAAAAGCTGCAACTAGAATAAAATTTTCGTACTGTTTGCGATGATACGTGATTCTAGTGGAGAGGTCATTAGTATGACCAAACTTGACTAACTTTTCATTGGCTTCATTCGTATTATCAATCGTTCCAAAATAGATGCATTCTGTGTTGACTGGAAATTGTACAACAATTGCTTGTTCTACAGCTTTGTGTTTTTCTTTTTTCGTTTTGTTTATTAGTTCCTGTTTTTCTTGTTCGCTTGTTTGTTTGATTTCTAAAATAATATTTTCCTTTTGTTCTAATTGGAGTTTTAATTCTTCAGTTTCTTCTTCTATTGTTTGATGTAGGACTTTTTCCATCTTCATGTAATACTCGTGGATTTCATCTGCTTTTTTTGTTCGCGCCTTCATACATAATGATTTAAAACAGTTTATATTCAACATTATAGTTTGTTTATTTTGTCCACCCCATTTTTTACTATTATTTTCACTTAAATCTTGCTCAGGTTTCAACCTAACCGAGATTTTATAGTCAGTATCAATTTTAAAAAATTTTTCTAACAAATCTTTTGCTGTTGCTTTTAATGTGAATCCCATCCATTTCCAAACATTATCCAAATCAATAACAAAATCATGTGTCTTATCATAGTTCAAGTAACAATAAAAGCTACCTACGAACAATTGTTGTTCAAAACCAGTAAAGTTCTCTTTGATTTTCATCAACAACTTATTGTTATACGCATTTGAGAGCTTAGATATGGGGTTTTTCTCTATAAGTTCAACAATATCCAACTGCTCCATCTTATTATAATATGTATAATGAGATACTCTTTAAGTAATTAATCTTGTTTATTTATTTTAAAACCAAGATTTATAAAACCAAGATATAAAAGTGCTTTTTATTTTAGAAAGCGGTTCTACCATTTCGTCTTCCTCACACTAATTTTGGGTCCTTGACCGCGTTTCTTAGTGTTTCCCGGGTCGTATTTCTCGTCTTCGTCGTCAGAATGCATATCTTTTGACAACTCCCAGAACTCTTTGCTGCCTAACTTGAAGTCATTGTGCGAATCTGCCTTGTACCAGAACACTTGATCTTGCAATTTGTTGGATTTTGCGTTGTTATTGATTACCAAGCACTCATAATTCTCTGTACATTGGTCCATGACTTGACAAAACGACTCAAACGTGGGAAACATACCAGCATAGTTTTCAAATATTCTTTTGCGGTTAGCAATATAGGGTTCACGCAAAATAAAAACGTAGTCAATATTGGTTCTCAGTGCGGGGGGGATGCCCAAAGGATATTGCATTGTGATGACCAACATAAGCTTCCAGTGGCGTCCATTCATAAAGAGTAATCGCATGAGTTTGTCGCGAGACCAAGTGTTATCATAAAGGCAGTCATCAAGGATGACGAAGGCCCGCGCGTCTATACTGCTTTTTTTGAACTGTTCCATGTCTCTTTTGATTTGTTTCAAGACGGATCTTTGGCGCTTCAAGATATTCTCAATGATGGCACTATTATACTCGTTGTGAATGAAAAGTTTTGGCACCATTTTGCTGTAAAATCCGTTGCCCTCTTCTGTTCCAGAAATGACGGTGCCTATGGGAATGTCTTGATGATAGTACAACAAATCTCTTACGAGAAACGATTTACCAGTATCTCTTCGGCCTATCAAAACAACAACAGGACCCTTGTTTTCGTTTGGTTTGAAACTAATACTTTTCATATCAAACCTCTTTAACTCTAAAGTCATTTATACAAAAAAGTTACTCTTTTTGTATAAACAAAACGCACAAAAGTAGATGACCTAGGTTTCCTCCCTATTCGGTCAAATCTCTATAAAAAAGGAAATGTGGTATGTATATATTTAGAGATGTCTATAACAGTCAACTATCAAAAACGAAAGAATACAGATCTCTTTCAAAGTTTAGAAAAGTTGGACATGGAAAATGTGCAAAACTATGTTCCCATTTACCAGAGATTTTTCTCTCTCAACGAATCAAATTACAATAGTATTAATTTGAACCATACGTGGCATATAACAAATGTATCTAGTAAAATCCAAAATAATTTGTACCAATGTACAATAAAAAAAGCAGAAGGAAATGACACAAAAACAAAGCCCGTTTTTTTCAAATCCGCACCACTCTTGGATCCTTTCAAATACATGATTGGAAAATACAACGTTCTGGATAGTTCTCTCTTAAACCTTCCTAATATGGATTCAACCTCCAAAACAGTTCACCCCAAAATACTTGATGTAAATAACTCTGCTTATGTAGATGGTCTATTCACGTACTTGTCCTCTAGTCTCGCAAATAATGTCAAGTTTGTGCATGGTCTAGAGTTTTATGGTTCTTATTTGGCCGTCAAAAAAAGTTTCACCTTGAATATTTTTGATGATTTGGATTATTTTGTAAAGTCGGATTTTTTCAACAGCAACAAAAATGTTTTGTTTGAAGTGGAAGACTATAGTGAAAAATATTGGGATGAAGAAACAGAGACGCCACAAAAACTCAAACCAATTAAGATAACAGAAGATGACGCCAATCTCTTGAAAGATGCGGAAGAACTAGAAGACTCTATATTTGAAAATGTTTTTTGTGAAAACGAAGAGTCTGGATCCCTTGAACTAACCCTTCAAAATTTGAAAGAAATGGAATTAACGGTGGATGATGTTGATGACAAAAGTAAAACCACAACGTTAAAATCCACTTCAACTTGCTCTTCCAGAACAAGTCATACAAAATCTACAGACGAGGTAAATACAAATAAATATGGAGATTCGGAGGATGATGATGACGAGGGTGAAGATAATGACCATGATGACAATGATGCTGACGGTAACGACGAGAAAGATGCATCTGGTAGCGATTGGACCAGCGATAGTGGCGAAGAAACGAGCACTAGTGAAAGTAGTGAATGTGTAAATGCAACCATCCCCAAGTTCCCTGTTCAACTTATTTGCATGGAAAACTGTGAAATGACCCTAGACACATATATTGAAGAAAATGATATAGAGGACGTGGAGTGGTTTTCTATTTTGATGCAAGTCGTGATGACTCTTATTACGTACCAAAAGGCTTTTGCATTTACTCACAACGATTTACACACAAACAACATAATGTACGTCAAGACCAACAAGGAATATTTGTACTACTGTTACAAGAAGAAGTATTATCGCGTTCCCACGTTTGGAAAAATATTCAAAATTATTGATTTTGGCCGCGCCATATACAAGTTTGACGGAAAATTGATGTGCAGCGACAGTTTTCAAAACGGAGGTGATGCGTTTACACAATACAATTGTGAACCATATTACAATGATAAGAAACCGCGTTTAGAGCCCAATTACAGTTTTGATCTTTGTCGTCTAGCATGTTCTATTTTTGATTACCTTGTAGAAGATATGGAAAGCATCAAAGAGTTGAACAAGTGTGACGCAATCACGCGATTGATTGTAGAATGGTGTATAGATGACAATGGGATAAATATTTTGTACAAAAACAATGGTGCGGATCGTTATCCGGACTTTAAATTGTACAAAATGATTGCGAGACAGGTGCACCACCATACACCGCAAGCGCAGTTAGAGAGAAAAGAATTTGGGGCGTTTATTGTAAATAAAAACAAGATTCCTTCCAAGGAGCATGTTATGAATATTGATGAGATAATGACTTATGTTTAGTATGGTATGTTATTCCTAGCGTAAATCCCATCCATTTTTTTTATCAAGTAGTTGTAATCATCATACTACTTGATAAATGAATTCTATTTCAAACAAATTCCAAAATATGAAATATGGATTTATTATTACTAGACACGTAAATAGCGAAAAAACAAACAAGTATTGGAATCATTCTGTAAGGTGTATACGTAGGTTTTATCCATACTGTAAAATAGTCATCATAGATGACAATAGCAATCAACAGTTTATAAAGGCGGATTTTGACTACCGGAACATTGAAGTTGTAATATCAGAATATCCTGGGCGCGGTGAGTTGCTTCCTTATTACTATTTTCACAAAAATAAATATTTTGAGAATGCAGTGATCCTACACGACAGCGTTTTTTTCCATAAACGAATCATATTTGAGATAATTGCGCAGCCGGTACTGCCATTTTGGCATTTTGACTATGCGGAAAATATAGAAAACACATTAAAATTAGCCCAAAGTCTTAAAAACAATAGAGAAATCAAGGAAAAATTGAACCAAGAACCGTTGCAAAAATTTGGATTCCGTAGAACAGACATATGGCACGGATGTTTTGGTGTTCAATGTTACATCAACCACAAGTTTCTCTCTTCTTTGCAAGATAAGTACAAGATATTCAACTTATTAACCACTGTAAAAAATAGAACAGACAGATGCTGTTTAGAGAGAATCATGGGGGCGATTTTTTATATAGAAAATACGCAACTATATAAACAACCTTCTCTCTTGGGTAATATTTGGAGATACTGCAAGTGGGGAACTACCTTTGATGAATATTCCAAAAGTTGGAGGAGAAATCCCTTGCCTTTGGTAAAAGTGTGGAGTGGAAGATGATGTTTGGGGTGTATGGGGTGTCATCGCATCAGAACCCAGGACCATCCGTAAATGCTGCGGGTATACTTGGTAAATCACCGCCAACCTGTTTCATCATAGGTTTCACTTGATCAAAAATAAAAAATCCAATAAGAACGCATATATAAACCATGAGAGAATCGCGAATAAGAAATTTCAATGGTTTACTTTCTTTATCAATCATTCTCATCTCAATAAATTTGCAAATGAAAAAGGTAACAGAAATAATGCCTGCAATAATGAAATTATTATCCATGTAAAATAGGTAATGATAAATAAATTACCTATTTATACGCGTAATTTTCGTAACTATTAAGCGAGCACTTCAATGTCATCCAACAACAAATCCGGCATTAAATTCAAAGAAGGCGTTTCAATATTGTGAACATCTAAATTAGACAAACTTACAGGTTCATCAAAAATAGTAAGTTTTACACCACCATCATCGTCGTCGTCATCCGTTTCTAATTTGCGTTGTTCATTTCTCTCCTCACTTATTTGTTCTAGTCGTTCAATCGTCTTGGGTGCAACAATCTCTTCTTGTCTATTATCCATACCAATTGCCATATCAACATCGTTAAAACTTAATCTTGTAGACACAGATTCTGTTCCAGGTGCATGTGTAAATGAACTAAGTGGTTGTGTTTGTGTTTGTGTTTGGGCCAAAGAAGAAACCGTTTGCACTGGCTGTTGAGTATTAGGAATAATTTCTTCTTTGATTTCTTCAATAACATCTTCCTCCACGCTCTCCTCCATATAAGCACGTAAAATGGTCTCAACTGGAATACTGTCACGAATGGCATTTAATATGCTTTCTTGAATAAGTATCTCCAACTCGCGATGATTTTTTTGGGTTTGAAGAGGAGGAATATTGGACTCAAAAAGATATACATTTTTGTAGACTTTTCTTGCCGCATGAATATAAGCTTTATGAATAAAATCATCTAGCTTGGGAATATTAATGTCAATTTTTTTTTGCTTTGATCCAGCACGCATAGCAGTCAAAATTTTCAACTGAATAATATGAACGCAAGTGACCAAGTCTTCTAAATAACCACATCCGCTTTTGTCTGCAATTCTTTTTCTTTCGTTTTCAGTTAAAACGGGATTCCATTTGGGAATTCTAGACACAAAATTTTGAAACGTCATCAAATATTTATCCATTTCGTTGTTTTCTTTACATAATTGATATGATTCATCAAACATTGTTTTAAATCCTTCAATCATAAGAGGCGTCATAATTGTAATTAAACGAGCAGACCACTCGTTGCGAGACTCGTGTAATGTTGAAATGCTAAAATCATCCATAATTCTCAAGTATGCATATGTATGATTTTAAATTTTATAGATTTAAACCAGTGAAGCGAATCCTTCGCTTTCTCTTTAAGTAGGGTTTCAATAAATATATATTAACCCCAAACCAGCTTAAAGAACCCCGCCACCCCATGAAAAGTTTTCAAATCTGGCAACTGGTAATGATGCAATACTCCTGTTGAAATATGTAGTAAATAAATATTATTTTCTTTCACTTCTTTGCACGAATCTTTTATTTTTTTGCAACTGGCCGTTATTTCACCATTGTGACTGTGATTCATATACAAGTCTAGTTTGTTTCGTTTATTGCTAGGTGTTTTTTTAATAATGTTGGCAATAATAGCGTATTTGTCATTCGCAAAAAAAAAATTAGAAATGTTTTCTAGACTATAGTAGTCTATAATTTGAAGTGTTTTTATGAAACTATACAAAAATAACTTTTCTTTTGAAAGGCCTTCCACTTGTTGAAGTTGTTTTTCAACAGTTAGCATTAAATAAAACATGATTTCACTATCCGTTTTACCTTTTATTTCTTTTTTTAAGCGTGGAGATATATGATCAAAAAGTTTTTTCGTGATCTTTTTAAATTCTGGATGATTTTTATTAGATTGATATCTTAACAAGTCTCCATTTAATGGGCTGTAAAACAAGTCTCCGGTATGAACAAATACGTAGTCTTTATAAAAAAATGGATGAGCATTTTCAATTATATTTTCTTTTATATATTCATGCTTTGGCATGTGAAGAATATATCTAACATGTAAAATCAAAATATCACTATTCACTTTTTCAATGACTTCTGAATAGTTTGGATCTTCCACAGAAGAAACTATTGATTTATACTCATTCCATTCACCACATTCATACCAAGCAACACCATAACTTGATTCTGTTGCATGTTCATGAGTGTATTTTTTCTGTAAAAACTCAATCATTTTATCCTTAGCATCTTTGCATTTATATAAAAATATAAATCTACACATTACTCGTGTTATATTATGGGGATAAAATAATTAAAAAAATGACATATTTTCTAATGTACCATTTAAATCTAAATATAAAAAATTCAAGACAAATAAAATTAATAATTTTTCATTTTTGAACTCTTTTCGCACTTTATGAAAAGCAATCAACATTTCATATCTTTTTTCATCGTTTAATAAAGAAAAATGCTGCACATTTGTTTCAATCAATTCAATAATATCTAAGCCACTAAATCCCTTTTCATATAATTTTACAGACTTATTTGTAGCTTGTTCAATATTTTTGATTGAATCTCCTGTTAATTCTTTTTTTAAAACTTCCAACCGTTGATTTTTTATTTTTTTTAGTTTAAATGTTTCTTCAATATTATACTTGTACAAGTTAATATAGGTTCCCTTGTATTGCGGTTGATAAATATATATTTCGCAAAATCTGGACAAAATGGGTTTCAATAACTTGTATTTATCTTCTACAACAATAAAAAATCGTGTAGTGTGATTAAAAAGCTCAATGCAGCGACGCAATGCGGATTGTGCATCCATAGTCAATTTATCTGCATTCAACAAGACTACACTTTTAAAAATGTCTCCTCCATTTGAGTTAATATGCGTTTTTGCAAAAAATTTCAATTCTTCGCGAATAAATTTGATTCCTTTTCCATGAGCACAATTTACATTCATAACAAATGACTTTATTCTCTCTTTATCGTTGTCGTATATGAGGTTAATAAAATCTTGTACAATCATACGTTTACCACTTCCATGGGGTCCATGAAAAATAATGTTTGGAATCTTGTGTATAGAGTAGAAATATCGCAACTTTTCTTTTATTTCGTTGTGAATTGATAATAATGACATATAGTTATTATTATCAACGTGGGTTATATTTAAATGCTTTTAGATGCTTTTAAATGCTTTTAGAAAAAGCATGGCAAAATGGCACGTCGTCTTCGACGACGAGCGACTTCGTCCCTCTTATTATAGAGGTATAGAGATATTTGGTTCTCTTGGTACAAGAGAGACGAAGTCGCTCGTCGTCGAAGACGACGTGCCATTTTGCCATGCTTTTTCTAAAAGCATA